TTTAAGACCCCTTATGGTATCCAGGGGCTAGCGGTAAACTACCCGCTGGCCCCTTAAATTTGAACGGAGATCAGAAATGTCAGAGCCAATATGCCTAGACGACTACAACACTTCAAGCGAATTGTATGAGGACGTCAAACGGCTGATATGGGACACGTGCCATAAGTTTGTTAGTCGCTATGGCGGTGACCTGGATGAATGTTTTGCTGATGCGAGCTTGTTATACATGCGGGCACTGCGGGCATATGATCCAAACAAAGGTGGAAGTTTCTCCACTATTCTACGATGGCATGTGTGGGGTGGTCTTTTGGACAACCTCCGCAAGCAGGCTGGGCGCAACAGTCGATTTACCCGCCAAGCCGAGGAGCATATCCATGTTGCTCCCGATCGCAGTCATTTTGATGTAATGGCATTCAAGCGATCGTTATCCAAGGATGCCAGCTTAGTAATCCATTTGTTGATTGCTACCCCGGGCGACCTCCAGCTGATTGCTAAGTCCGCTGGCATTGATGCGACATCCTCCCTCGCGAAGAAGAAGGACCCCAACTACCGACTAGTGAAATTGGGAATCACTCGATGGCTGCGAGAATGGGGTTGGGAATACTCCCGCATTGTCAAATCATATAGGGAGATCGCCGAAGCGATCTAGCTCAAACATGCCTAGGACCATAGCTAGGCCCTATCAAAAGCAAAGCGTACGTCGCATCGAAAGGCGATTCGATTGCCGTGCGCTTATAGCGGATGAAATGGGGCTGGGAAAGACCTTTCAGAGTTTGTTGCTGCTCAAGCGTAACAAACGACTTATGCTGCCTGCACTGGTAATCTGCCCGGCTCCATTAAAGTGGAACTGGCAAGCAGAAGCCGCACAGCATATCAATATGGTGGCTGAGGTCCTAGAGGGCCGCCGCTCCCATCGTTTGAATACTGCATGGGGTGAAAACAAGCTGTTCATTATCAACTATGAGATTCTGGGTTACTGGAAAGATCAGCTACTACGACTTGATCCGCAGCTCATCATTATGGACGAGGTGCATCGGATCAAGAACCGGAACTCCCAATGCACTAAGATCTGTCAAGAGATCTGCAAATACTCCCCACATATCCTGGCCCTTAGCGGAACGCCGCTAACGAACCATCCGGCGGAGCTATGGACATCACTTAACATCCTTTGGCCCGAGAAGTTCAAATCGTTCTTCTCCTTTGCCCAACGATACACCCGCGCGGAAATGAAGCCGTGGGGGTGGAAGTATTCGGGAGCCAAGAACCTTCCCGAGCTCCATGAAAAGCTACTAGCAGCAGGCATGATACGCCGCACCAAACAGGAGGTGCTAACCGAATTACCCGACAAGCAGATCAGCATACTGCCGCAGCGATTAAACCGGGCCCAGGCTAAGGAATACTTACATGCCCAGGAATCGTTTGTCGAATGGCTGGCCAAGCGGAACGTTAACAAAGTGGGCAAGGCTCAGAAAGCCCTGCGACTTGTTAAAATCGGCTACTTGCGGAGATTGGCAGCCGAGCTCAAGATGGGCATGGTGTATCGTTGGATTGATAACTACTTGGACCAAGCCGGGCCTACGGATAAGCTGTTGGTGTTTGGAATCCACAAAGCGATCCTCCATCCCATCTTCGAACGCTATGCCAAGAAATCCATTCTTGTTAACAGCTCGGTGGTTGGGCAGAAGAGACATAACAGGGTCCTGGACTTCCGGCGGAATCCAAATAAGAAAATCGCGATCCTAAACATAGTAGCGGGAGGGGTAGGCCTTAACATGCCGGAAGCCTCCGACGTGCTATTTATCGAATTACCCTGGACCCCAGCAGAAATCGATCAAGCAATCTCCCGTGCGCACCGCATGGGGCAGAAGAGGGTTGTTAACGTTCGTATTATGGTGGCCCAGAAAACAATTGAGGAGAAGCTGTGCCTGCTGTTGCAAGACAAACAGGCTATATCAGATTCAGCTATTGATGGACGGCATGGTAAGCAGACCACCTTAGACATCTTTGATCAACTTGAAAAGAGCCTGATACGAGAGAGTCGGATTAGAAGATAAGACGAGGACCGTCGATGAGATTCCAAGATTTGTTAGGACAACAAAGAGTGGATGTTGCGCCCGAAGGGCATCAGCATTCAAGGCAGGGATGGGTCAATTTCGATTGCCCCTTTTGCGGTAAGGGCCTGGGTAAATATCATATGGGCTTCAATGCCCGCACCGGTCGTGTTAGCTGTTGGAAGTGCGGCATGCACTCCCTGCGGTCGGTGCTCAACGAGTATGGAATTCCCTATAAGGAATCTCGCGGCATACTCGATAAGCTGGAGATCGATCGGACCTGGGTGACAAAGGCTCGCACAGGGCTCAAGCTACCCAAAGCCGCCGAGCTCCTCCCGCCGCATCGTAGGTATCTAAAAAAGCGTGGATTCGATCCTGATGAAATCCAACGTATCTGGGGCATTCAAGGCATAGGGCCCATATCGAAACTGTCCTGGCGAATCCTGATACCCATACAATATCAGGGCATAACAGTCTCCTGGACCGCTAGGTCCATTGGTAATTCGGAGATGCGTTACATCTCTGCATCAGCCGAGGAGGAGTCCATGGACCATAAGACGCTGTTGTATGGAGAGGACTTTGTTAGGCATTGTGCGATAGTGCATGAAGGGCCGCTGGATGTATGGGCAATGGGTCCTGGAGCGGTCTGCACGTTTGGACTTGCTTACACGCCTTCGCAAGTCCTAAAGCTCTCCCGCTACCCTATACGCGTGATTTGCTTTGACAAGGGCAAAGACGCGCAAAGGCGAGCCCGCGATTTATGCGATGCGCTGGAGGTATTCCCCGGAGAAACCTACCACTTGCAATTGGAATCCGGGGACGATGCAGCCGATGCTGATAAGAAAGAACTGCGGGCGGTACGCAAAAGATTCCTATGAGTGATGTCCTGTTATGCCCTGCTGAAATACTACAAAGCCGCGACTTGGATCCGTCCGAGAAGCTGGTGATGATAGCTATTTGCGACAGGGAGTTAAAGGATGGTGCATGTTTAATAACAAACGAACAAATCAGCAGTGCCGTCAATATCGGAACAAGGCAAGTCCAGCGTATTCTGATTCGATTGATGGACAAACAATACATAGCACAAGCTAGCAAATCAAGGAAAATTAACAAGCAGTTTATAGTTTTACAAAGGTCCTCCAGGTCCGTGGAGAAGGACCTCCAGGTCCGAGTACAAACCCTCCGGCGCGTATATAAAAATAATAATAATAAATTATTATTACAAAAAGAGAGCAGTAATAACATGATTGGTTTTAACGGTGATAGAACAGACAAACAGAACAACTACCATCCCTTTGATAAGCTCTGTGCCATCGAACTAAGAGAGGTAGTTCAGAAACAAACAATGAGCCGTCCTGGACCAATCGCCAAGGACCTCTCATCATTCAGACTACTTAGAACAAAGGACAAAATCTCACAGGAGAGAATTGATGCTACTCTGCAATGGCACATAGACCACCTGAGAGACAAGTGGGAGCCGAAAGCCTTCACAGGAGAGGACTTCCGTAAGAAGTTCTTGAAAATAGAATCAGCACTCCTACGTCACCACCCACCAGAGGAGATCGTTGAAATATCACCACAAACCATCGACATAGTTTCTCGCTTGAAGATGTTAGGGTGGAAGAAGGTGAGCATGGAGAAGCTAGCCATCGAAGTTGAGCTGAGCCTCCATTTTGTTCGATGGCTGCGATCCACCCTTGCCACCATGAAATCCGTCGAGGACCATGCTATCAAATCTTTGTATCTGACAGCCCTGCTCGAACGCTTACCGCGAAATTGGGTCGAGCAGTGGTATGAGCATCTCCACAAGCGGTTATCGAACTGGGAGGCTTGGAACGGGGATCTATCATCGTTCCGCATGTCGATCGAGTCCAAGGATATTGTTCAGAAGATTACAGGGATTCTGACGCAGTACGGTGGTGCGCCCGCTGCCCGCTACATCCCAGGCATCATGGAGAGATTGAATGAAAATAAGTAAACGGGACAGCACAGACGAAAAGCGGGTCTTGACCGGATTAATTGTAGACTCGATCCTACTAGCCAACGTAGCGGACCGCTGGAATGGAGAGTTGTTCAATTCGAAGTGGTCCAATTTGGTAGCCAGCTGGTGTGTGGATTACTACAAGCAGTATGCCACCGCACCCAAGAAAGAAATTGAGGGTCTGTTCGAATCCTGGTCCCAGCGGAGAAAAGATCAGGAGACGGTGGACCTGGTTGAAAGATTCCTGCACACCCTTAGCGGTGAGTATGAGCGGCTGGGCAAGGAATCAAACAGCAAATACCTGATCGATAGAGCGGCGTCCTACTTCAACAAAGTCCGCATCTCCAAACTAGCCGAAGCCTTGCAGGGCGACATCACCGATGGTGATGTTGTTAATGCTATCAAACGGCTACGCAAGTTCGATGAGGTGGCAATGGGGGAAGGGGCGGCAATCGACATCCTCCAAGACGAGCAAGCGGTCCGGGATGCGTTCGAGAAGCGGTCCGAGGTCCTGGTGAAATACCCTGGAGCCCTCGAAAAGTTCTTTGGCAATTCGTTAGAGCGGGACGGGTTCATATCTTTCATGGGACCAGAAAAGCGGGGCAAGACGTTCTGGCTGATGGACCTAGCCTGGCGGGCAATGACCCAGCGGCGGCGTACTGCATTCTTTGCGGTAGGGGACATGTCCCAGGACCAAATGATACGACGCTTTGCTACCCGCGCATCTCGCCGCCCATTAGATGCTGTTAAGATTCGCTACCCTACGGGATTGATCCATGATCCCTCCCAGGACATGGCGGAGCCCACCTTCAAGGAAAAGATCTATGACACATCTTTGGAATGGGCATTCGCTTGGGACAAATTCAAGGAGGTGATTAAACGCAATATCAAGAGCAGCGATTCCTACCTAAAAATGAGCGTGCACCCCAACTCGTCTATTAATGTATCTGGGATACGTAGCATCTTGGCTGGCTGGGAGCGGGGCGGCTGGATTCCTGATGTGGTTGTTATCGACTATGCTGATATCCTTGCGCCGCCTTCGGGCACCGGGGATGATACTCGTAATCAAATCAATGCGACATGGAAGGGCTTGCGGTCCCTGTCGCAATCGATGCACTGTTTGGTTGTTACTGCCACGCAGTCCGATGCCCAGTCCTATTCTGCTGATACAGTTCGTCGGAGCCATTTCAGCGAAGATAAACGCAAGCTAGCTCACGTTACAGGGATGTGTGGATTGAGTGCCACCGAACCTGAGCAGGAATTGGGCTTGATGCGTCTGAATTGGATTGTGTTGCGAGAATCCCGATTCACGGAGTCTCAATGCGTTCATGTGGCAGGTTGTTTGGATATAGCCAATCCGGCTTTGATTTCTACTTTTTGAGGAATGGATTATGTTAGTGCTGTCGAGGAAAGAGGGCGAGCGATTAGTTATCAATGATGATATTATTATCACAGTGGTGAGGATCCAGGGGGACAAAGTTCGCCTGGGAGTGGAGGCGCCGCGATCGATCCCTGTACATCGCGGGGAGGTGTATGATAAGATCCGCTCGCTCGCGGAGAATGCCCAATCGATCCCTGGAGCCCAGGGGAATCGAATCACCTAAATGATCACCAAACAAGATCGATTGGCTGAGCTTGCGAGCCGGCATGGCATGTTCGCCCGGGATATCGTAAGACGGGCTATCAGCGGGTACTACGCGGAGCCCTGGATTGAAATGCTGGAATCCGTCAGCATTGATGTCGATGAGGTATCAGAAGATCTTGGCACCACTGCGGATCTGATTAATCAATCCCGGGTGAGGCGGGTTCAGCAGATGTTGGAGGAGCACAGCCAATCCATTGCTCCAGTAGTCGAGACACCTAAAGAACTGACATTAGATTTGGTCCCTGATACAAAAGCCGGATCTAAAAGAAAGAAACTATTCGGCTACGCTTTGACCTATGTAATACGGTGGATGGGCCAAAGCGAATGGACGTTCCGGCAGGCCAAAAAGGCCTTAGCGGTCCTTGACTTGCCCGTTGCGGACGCTACCATTAGGGCTCAATTGCATGCGGGGGCAAACGGCGAGCGAGGTGAGCCTGCTACTTTAACTGATGATCAATCAGATAGATTGTATCAGGCTCTGGAGGATGGAATCTGATCGATATCGCAAAGGCGATAATGGATTGTTCCGTGGTTGCTTCCAATGTTACTAAGTCCTTTCCCTAATGGAGATTCAAATGAGTGCTTTGATTGTATCCCGCGCCAAAGTGGACGCGTTGTTTGAACAGCTCGGTATGCCGCTGGCGAAGCAATGGTCGCTCAAGCGACTAAACGAAAAGGTGTCGAAACTGCCCGAAGTTATCGACGAGGATACTGATTCAGGCGAGCACGGTGAGCTGTTGGAAAGTTTGTTGTCTGCAATTAACAACAAGCAAGAAATCGAAATCACCGAGGGCAAGCCAGCCGCGGAAGCAAAGGCAAAGGCTGCGGACAAGCCCAAGAAATCTAAGAAGGCTGCGGAGCCTGAAGTAGAAGAAGAAGAGGAAGAGGACGAAGAGGAAGAAAAACCTAAGTCCAAGAAATCCAAGAAAGCCGCCGAGGAAGAAGAGGAAGAC